GTGCCATCCGGTTTGGAATGGTGAGCAATGGACCATGTGCCGTAACCTTGCCAAGGTCCTATACTGCGATGCCGCCTACATTGGTAGAACCGAAGACGAAATTGCGCTGATACGTCAAGCCACATCGGTTGCTGGGGAAGTTTGGGCTAAGGGCATCCCGGTTATCCCCAATTTTTACCGGTGTTTGGGCAGGACTAGTTGCCCTGTTATAGGACGCAAGGAGGTGAGGCTCCAGGAGCATTTGATGCGCAATAGTGGCACATATTGGAACAGCCGCGGGTGTGACTCTGGCACCCAAGAAGTAACTGATGAAGCGCGATTGTCCTTCTATCGTGCATTTGGAGTGTCCCCATCAGAGCAGGTTGCATTAGAAGAGTTTTACAACAATTTGCAACCAGGGAGGCCAGTACTTAGTACAGAAGAAGAGTTCAGATACCAACCAACCATACCTCCGTGTGAGTATCCGTTGTACATAGAGGAGGGATTAAATTTAATAGTTTTACAAAAATAAACAGGCACTTTATGTCCATTGTTCCCGCCGCTGGTGCTGCTTCAGCCCTCATACCTGCCGTGGCCAATTTGTTGGTTTCGGATCCCCAGTTGGCTAAGGAAACATACCGTAGCATAGCAGGAGCTATAAAGTCAGTTGCCACCAAGGATCCATCTGGCAAGATTATGTCTCGCATGCTTGGCAAGGCTGGGTTTCCCAACCCTCGATCTAGCACGAAGATGCTCACTGCTGATTCAGTTCGTGATTACAGTGGGTCAAGTTCTACTCCTGTGGTTGTCCGGTCTGCCTCTGGGTCTTACCCGATGGGTTACAACGGTGCTCCACGTCGTGGCACTCGCCGTGCACGCCGTGGTCGTATTCCCAGACCCCTCGTGAGTGCCTACGCGGACAAGATCACCACGTGTTTCCGAGGTTCTCCCGCCTTAAGCAACCAGGCTGCCAATGCAGCTAGCTACGCCATTCCATTGGCTGTCAGTACCACATCCTTGGTCACCCCAAGTGTGTTTCCTCTTTCAAATTTCATTACGCAGTGGACTTCACTGGCGTCAATTTACAGGGAGTTTCGAGTTACTAAGCTTACTGTGGATTGGGTGCCACGTGTCGGTTCCACGGCTGCTGGCGAGGTGTCATGTTGTGTGGATCGAGACCCCCGTACCGGCACCACGTTGTTGGCCAATATTGTTAGGAGGAATCCATTCTTTCAGACTGATATCAAGTTGCCTGCTTGCCTTGAGTGGAAGCCCGTAGATTCCAGAGATAGGGAGTGGAGGTACACCGCTGCCACCGCTTCCCGCCCTGAAGAATCGTTGTCTTTTGGGGTGCTATTGTTGGCCTCCAACAACGACCTTCCCATTAATGCTATAGTAGGTGATTTGTTTGTGAATGTGTGGGCTGAATTTGCTGTGCCTGTGTAGATAAGAATGTGTGTTCGTTGGTTAGTGGTCGGTATCTGCTGAACACTACCTGGGGTGGAGCAGTTTGGGGAGGTAACGGAACCCCAATTTAGGTTTGTCACTACCCACCTGGAGCATCCCGATATGGGGGCACACTCCAGGATAGGGTTAACAAGGTGGTTGCCATGCTGAGTCCA